GGTTACGCCACCTGCTGTGTAGCCAGTGCCGCTGACTTCGTTGGTGACGTCATTGCGTTTGTCGTGCGTGTCCTTGTCGGGCGTGTAGCTGCTAGTGACCAGCATCACCTTGAAGGTGTCAGTGTCGAAGTCGATGGCACCACGGGCCATGTCATCAACGGCTGAGTTGTAGAGCAGGCTGGCCATAGTTAATGCTCAGGTGGTTTCATTCTGCCGAGGTGGCAGGCGGCTGCGGCCATGTGATGTCGAACGGGTTAGCGACATCAGCCAGGTCGCGCAGTGCTTGGCGGTAGGTGGCCCAGGCGTCACGATCGGCGCCGAGGTCGTAGTCGGTGATCTGCGTCCAGTCGCTGGCCTTGAGCAGCTCAATGCGCTGATTGCGGACCTTGGCGTGCTGCGTTTGCAGCTCGTTGAAGCTGTAGGGACGCACCACGAAGGCGCTGCCGTCCCAGTCGATGGCTTCCAGCTTCGGGTTGCACTCCGGGCGCTGGTAGGGTCCGCTGTAACCGGCACGCTCCAGCTCGTCAGGCGTGAAGGTGGTGCTGTCGGTGCGGGTGCTGCCGTCCGCAAAGCGGATCCGGTGCGGCAGGGGTGCTGGGGTCGCTTGGCGGTGGGAGTAGAGCATCAGCCGTTAGGGAATGCTGCAGTTGGTGCGGTGAAGTTGGCGGTATAGCGGGCGACGCCTTTGGTGATGCGGAGGTCGTCGATGTAAGCGTTTGCCGCATAGCTATCAAATGACGTACCTATCCTGCATGTAGGCGCAAGGTAAGTGTTATTGTCTGTGTAAGTTGACCCGACTTGAACTGCGTCGACGTACATTTTAGTTTGTGCCCCGCTTTTTGCCACTGCTACATGTTGCCATTGATTTGTAGTCAAGGCGCTAGATGCGCTGATTTGATTTGCAGTATTAACGTAATATTGCAACGTACCGCTTTGCACGTAAATCACTGGATAAACTCCTTGAACATCAGGGCGAAAATCTAAAAAAACTTGCAGCGTAGACGTATCTAATGGGTAGAGCCAAAACTCGATAGTAAAATCATCAGCGTTAAAAGTAAGAACATTGTTTGAGTTGGTAACAGTCAAGAAATCACCAGTACCATCGAAATAACCACTTGCCCCGCCGAACTTGCTCTGCGCTGTGCTGATCTGTGCGTTACCGTTGGCCGTTACAGTCAGCGCATTGCTGCTACTGTCGGTAAACGTTGTGCTGCCGTTGCTGCCATCCATGTGCAGCAACAGCGATACGTTATCCCAATACGGATCTGAACCGACAATAATTGCCCGCTCATTCGGAAACCACAGCCCTGGCGTTGTTGGCTCTTGCTTGCGCTTCTTACCCAGCAACCCCCCGTTAAATCCCAACATCACGAAATGTCCTCGTAGCTGATGACCAGCTCCAGGTCGCTGGCAGCGCTGGCCTGTGCGCGGAGGCTGTGGCCTTCCTCTAGGTAGATGTACGCCTCACGAGTCACCAGCACTTGAGTGGCGTCAGCCGGTACGGTGATGGTCTTGCCGATGGCAAACCCAGTGGTGCCGTTGTAGTGCTCCAGGCTGATGTCCGCTGGGTTGGTGCCGTCCACGTTGGCGCAGTACACCGAATTGATTTTCAGCACCTTGCCGCTGCTGCCAGCGTTGCTCAGCGCTGCAGCCATCGAGGTGGTGACGGCATAGCCAACCGTCTTGCCGGTGACGGTTGTGACGGAGCTGCCTGATTTGATGTTTGGTGCAGCCATGGCAACGCCTTACCTGCTTTCAGTATAGAAAGCCTAGAAGGGCAGAATGTCGTTAGCTTGCCATTCCCAGTCCAGCCAATACGGCGCACCGCCGCTGGTTAGGTTGCCATCAGCTGCACCTGGCGTGAAGGTTGCAAGGATCGTCCAATCCCGGCGGCTGGTTTGCACGTCCGTGCCATTGGTAAACGCGCCGCCGTCGAAGATGGCCACGACCTGCAGCGTGAACCCAGCGGCGACTGGACTGTTTGGCTGACCAAAGGCTGCGCCCGCTGCGAGCGTGCATGTGATCTGTAGCTCCAGGCCGCCCACCGTGGCGCCTTCACCTGGTACAGATTCCAGTGTCAGCGTGACATTGTGCAGTGGGCCGCAAAAATCCTCGACTTGTGGCGGTTCGATGTAGCGCCAGGCGTAGCCGGACAGTGTGTAGTCAGCTGCTGTGACGCCTGACAGAAGCGTGGATGGAATGTCGAATGACAGATAGTTGCCCTGTTGGCCGTTGTAGTGACTCAGGATTGACAGCATCTGAGCTTCGGTGATAGCGATGAAGCTCACTCTCAGTTGGCTGGACAGCATGACGGTGCTGTTCCGCACCCTGGCCTGCTGGCCGCCAAGCCCTGTAAACGCTGAGTGTGGGTAGTCACCTGGCGTGAAGGTGCGGCTGCTGGGTGCTAGCGCAGGGAAGGTTGCCATGTCACCACTTACCCAAAGGACAGGAAGCCATCGGGATGCGTGCCTTGAGCTGCATCAGGCAGCCGCAAATCTTGCACTGCCACTGCGGCAGTAGCAGCTGCTCACAGGATTTGCAGATAGCGAGACGGCTTTCCATCAGACTGTTGTGTAGTCGATAACGACCGTACCGTTAAGCTTGGCATTCTTCAGCGTAACGATTGGGGTGGCAGTCCACGGTTCATTTGGCAAGCCTCCTGCGGCACCGTCGAATCTGCAGTAGTTCGGCGTTGTCAAACTAGGCGGCGGGCCAAGCGGCGGCGTCAATACAAATGCCGATTGAATAGATCCTGCGCTGTCTCGTTTCAGCATGATTCGCGTTCCAGTGCCTGGATCGTATGACCCTATCCACATCGGTTCGCCATAGCTTGTAATTGTGTATTGGCCGTTGCTTGATCCAAGCGGATAAAAACAGCTGACGCCAAATCCTGATTCAAAGGTCAGCACACCACCACCGCCACCACCAGCGACTGTTCCTGATCCCATTGTTGCGCTGCTGCTGCTCTTGGTGCCATCTAGGCATTCGATCACATTGAGATACTCATCGCCGTTGCTGCCGAATGCCACAAAGCTGCCGGGGTCACCGCCGGCGCCACTCAGCTGCAGCTGTGGTGTTCCAGGCTGGTTGAGCCGGGCTTCGTCGATGTAAAGCACCGTGCTGTTTGCCACGTCAATCTGCGATACCAGAACGCCATTGACATACCAGGACGAAACGGCAACGCCACTACCAGGGCAGGGAGCATTGGGCCTGATCAGCGTGCCTTGGCCGATCGGGTCGGTGCCGGTGCTGCTGGTGCCGTTGTACGACAGGAACGGCTGCGGCTCATACGGATCCGGTGGATTTGTCTCTGCAGCACCAGGAGGCGATTCGATGCCGCCTGTCAGGCTTGACCCGAAGTCGAGTGGTGTGCCATTCGTGAACGTCTCAGCTGGCACGCTGGTATCTGTGCTGCTGTTGATGTCGCAGCCAACACCGCTCTTGTTGCTGGTCAGCACCACGCCTGACCCAACGGCTGCGGCTACATCAACAGCCACCAAGCTGCGGCCTTGGCTGTCAACCGGGAAGTGCGTCAGCTCCAGTGTCAGATCGCCGCGCAGTGTCTTGGTCACGCGGTTCAGCTCATACAGGAAGTCATGATCGACGCTTGCTGTTCCGCTGGCAGCACGGGTCAACGTCACCCGCACAATGTCGCCAGGCTCCAGCAGGGTGTTGAAGACACCGGGGCGGCAGGAGAATCGCAGGGTATGGGTGATGTACTTGCGCCTGGCCAAGATGTAGGCGCCAGCTTTCACGGCATGATTCTCAACTGTGCAGAACGCGCTCATGTCGTGCTGCTCAAACGGACCATTTAATGCCGTCTGGCCGTAGCGCACTTCAGCGGTGCGGATGATGCCGAAGTCATCAGTCAGCTGCTGACGCCAAAGCATCTGAGCGCAGAATGGCTTGCGATCTGCCAGTGGGGTGTAAGTAATCTCAAAGCTGCCGGGCAGTACGTGCTCCTCTGTAAACGTAAATTCCCAGTTGATAGAGCCTGTATTGATTGTGTAATCATTATTGATTGGCAGCAGTGGCCGCAAGCCACGTTTGCCTAGGTTTCTGGTTTCAGTCACCAAGAGGTAAGGCGAGAATCTTGCCAGAAGGTCTGGCAGGTTTGTGCTCTCTTTCAGGTTGACATCACAGTTGAAGCGATTGGTGTTCAAGAAATTGGCCGCTCGCGTCAGTGCCGTTGTATCGACCAGCGTGCTCGGGATCTTGCTGCTATTGATCAGGCACCAGTGCACAAGGTCGGCATAGTTGTTGCTGGAACCGGTGACATTATCTACCAGCCGGGTGACAATCATTCCATTGCGGATGAAGCAATGAACCTGACGGTTCCATTGGTCGAAGCCGTTTGGAATGGTCACGCTGAAGCTCAGCGTGCTCATGCCGGAATAGACGCCTACGGTGCCGCAGTAGTAGCTGGCTTCAGGCATCGTGTAGCCTGCGCGGGCCACGATCACATTGCCTGGTGTCCAGGTGCCAGCGCGGCGGTTGTAGGTCTGGCTGAAGCTGCCAACCCTGCAACTGCGCTGGAACATGTCGCGCACCTGGATGCTGCCGATCTGCCCTTCACTCAAGACAAGGTGGTAGTAGGCCGTGACGTTGTTGGTGGCGTCATTTTCAAACCGGCATTCAGATGCGCCAGGGCTGATCAGAACACCGCCAGTGCCGTTGGTTTCATCGCGGCGGCAGAAGACGATCGGCACCGGCTCACCAATCACGATCGAGCGCTGTTGCGTGTCCAGTTGGCTGGAGCCTTCAGCAGCACCTTCACTCAGTGGCGGTTGAACCTGCCCTGCCTCGATAGCCAATAACGCCAGTGGGTCGGCGGTGGTGATGATGTTCACAGCCTGCACCCCTTGCCGATCAATGCCGTGGTGAATGTGCGCGGTGGGATCTGCGCTCCAACCGGCGCCAGGCTGGTGCCCAGCTGCATTGTGATTGAAGTGAAGCTGCCGTTGGCGCTCACCAGCTCGCCGTTGTACTGCGCGACCAGCTCCTGGCCGGTCTGTGGCGTGACATTGCCCAGCACGGGATCGAACTGGTAGATGAGCAGCTCCACCAGGCGGGCATCACGCAGCGCGGTGGTGACTGCAGTCATCACCAGACTGGTGGCCGGCAGCGTGATGCTGATGCCGCTCTCATCGCCGGTTTGCCC